CTCATTCTCGGTGAGGTGCACGAATGGCCTGAATTGTTCCCTCGCTTCCACCTGCAGCACATTCTCCGGATTATCCCTGTTTTGCTTGGCAAGGATCTTCCTATCGATGGCTTCAATGGTCTCGGCCGGTGCTCCCGACTCTTGGGCTGCCTTACGCATATCCAGCAGCTCGTAGATGGATTCCAGCTTAAAGTCAAATGGAAACTTATGATCCACCGTCAAGCCCTGGTCGATCTCCATAATGGCTGCGGTACACATAACTGAAAAAGTGTAGATCTTGCTCCAGTTATCCGCATACGGTGTCAGCACATTGTACACCTGTTCCTGATCCAGACGTTTTTCTGTGGCTGTGACGGCGATCTCAGCCCGGTCGAATACGTTGGTATTGAACACGGCCAGGGATACGTCTTTCTCCAAATCTTTCAGATCATCTTTGTAGGCATCGATGATGTGCTTCGGTATTTCGACATAGTGGACGAAATCTTTAAGCGGTATGTGTTCGTCGGGCCCTTCCGGCGTCCGTATCAATATCACATCCTGTACCGTCTTATGGACAAGAATGCCTTCACCTTTACATTTCGGGCATTGAGCGTTGGACTGGATCAACGTACCATTGCTACACCGATCACCGTGGCCATTATCGTAGTCGCAAGTCTTGGCAAATGCATACTTCTGGATGAATCCATGCAATGCCTTGGATAGATCGTACTCCGACTTCGTGATGATGATATCCTTGATGATCTCATCAGCGATGTATATAGGTGATACAAATGTCCGGTTATCGGTGCGCGGGTCTTTCAGGTACCCATAGCGCACAGCTGGCACATATTGAACCGGTGTTTCGATGTATTTCCAGGCATAATTGACCTTTTTGTCCTTCGATTTCTCGATGACCATAAGCTGATAGCTATCATCCGGAAGCACTGGTCCTTTTTCAGCCAACTCCTGGAAGATGTAGGCATATCCCGGTCCATACATGGTAAACCGGTAGCCATTGCGCATCTTCTGGTCTTTCCCTGGGTTCTCGATGATGCTGATCATATTGCGTACGATGAGATACTGCAATATGCCAATGTGGTACTCAAAACGCACGGCTTCTGAAGACCTGGCGATGAAAGGATAGGTCCACGGCTTGCCTTCCCTGGGATCTGCACTGGTAGCTTCGATGATCAGCCAGGCATTGGGATCGTGAAAATTGAAATGGCGCACATCGTTGTACAGGTAGCGCTTGAGTGATTCGTCATCATAGAAGTTGCGTGTTCTATCGCGCAGCTCCTTGATGCGCTGGTCGTCATCCTTGCCATCGCCATAGCTGATGGACTCAACCACGTTGTCTGTCTTTTCCACGGCCAGAAACTGGCTTGACACTTTGCCACCGATGTGTTTCGTCCGGCTATTGTAAAGCCTCACACGCTGTTTTTCCTGGTTGTCGGTCTCTGATGGCTTATATTTCACAAGCAGCTCTCCGTGATCTTCACCGGTCATGACCTGGTGGCACCATTTCGCATAGTCCACAGTATGTTGGTAGTCTTGATGGTACATGTCGTCGCGGATGGTGTCAACCAGCAACTTAAGACCATCCTCGGCATTGTACTTATAATCGGTCATTGATAAACACGTGTTGCGCACAAATAGAATGCATGCGTATCGCGGAGACAATTACAAAGTGAAAAAGAAGCCGCATGAAAAAAGAATCCGGATTGATCCGGATTGTCACTTCTCTTTTGCCCATGTACCGTACACATAAGCAAGGAATGCGTCAAGCGCATCGGACAGGTGGCCGTATTTCTCGTAGGTGATTTTGTTTTCCGTGATCTTCTGCTTGTGTTTGGCTCCATTGGCGTCCTCCTTGATGTGTTGCAGGTCTAGGATCAGGTTTTTGCATGACGCATCGATTTCCAGGTCAAATCCATACGCTCCACGTAGACACTTATTCAGGAAGTCACGCCGACCCAGTGTGTTGGATCCGATGGCTCTGTTTCGTGGGTTTTGTTTAAGCAGGCGCCTGGATCCGTTAGCCACGATATGCCTGAGTTTGTTTTCGATACGTGAATAGTGGTCGCGCATCTCCCGGATCGGCTGTTTAGCCTTGCCAGTGGCATCACCGTAGAAGTAAAATCCGTACTTCAATGCAATATGTCCATAGTCATAGTCGAAATCCTCGCAGACATCCTCGATGGTATTCCGTGGGTTTGCCAATGCATATTCCATGACCGCCCTCACCTTGCCTCTGCCGTCAGCTCCAGGCGGTATCACCTGAATCACCAGCCCAGTCATGTACGGGTTCACGTTGAAGTCAAATGATAGGTGTATCGGGTATCCATCGACCACCTGACAAGCGCGTACATGCTTTGCGCTGGAATAATCCACGTAGTATTCATTGCCGGCCTTACCAAACGGAGAGCCGTATATCTGCAATTTCTGCTGATCACTTGACAAATCTGACTCAAGGTTAGAAATATAGTTTGGTGGTAGGTTAGCAGCATTGTGGAAGGTTGAAGCAATGACGATGCGGCGATTCTCTACGTCCTTCACAAAGTAGTTGTCCGGGGCATAGATGGAGGATTCGATTTCTTCCTCATGGTCTTGCAAGTGAAAGTATTCCGTAAGCCACTGTTCTTTCGATGGAGCTGTGAATATCATCAGCGGGTTGACCGGATCACCGGCATAGGCATTGGACTCATGGCAGAACCGGAATGGAGCCTTTTCAAAGGACACATCATCACGCACACGACACAATCCTATTTTTCGCAGCCTGGATATGATCACCTCCTTGACCGCGGCTTCCGGCGTGTCCTTAGTCTCGTCGAGTAGCGCCCAGGATATGGTTCTGCCGTCGATGGCCTTCCAGTTGTCCAATGATGCCAGCATGATCACGCATCCGTTCTGAAAGAAAACTTTATTTTGGTTGGACTTGAAGGTATATCCGTGGGGCTTGAAGTGCTGTGGTGGCTGCTTGTCAATGACGTAGTTTCCGGACTCATTGTATTTTGTCCATTCGGTCCATCCGCATTGTTCTTTCCAATAGGTGAATATCTCAAGTAGTGTGGAGTCTGTGAGCTGACCGTAGGTATTGGCTGCGATCAGGCCAAGTGCCTGGGGTATGTGCTGGACAAATAATGCGGACATGGCACCCATGACGTGGGTCTTGCCACCTCCCTTCCCGGAGTGGAACAGCGTTCGAGCTTTGTTGGTGGTGAGTATTTGCCATTGAGGATGTGAGAACATGCCATCATTTCAGATTAAAATCGTCCGGGAAATCATCATCCTGCCAGAATACCAGGTAGTAGATTGCGAGTAGGTAAGCAATGATTACAATTCCAATGCCGATGCTGATCAATCCACCCATCTGATCATGCTCTTTGTTCGATGATCACCGGCGTCATCCCATCCGGTGCCGGTTCAAAAAATGGATCGATTTCCGTCGCTGGCTTGCACATCCCGCAGGTTGATACTGTGATCAGGATCAGCGTGACAATCATGGTGATATGCCAGGACTTCAGTTTCATTCCTGTATTCCTTTGATGCCCTGCCAGATCGTGCGCAGGATGAAGAAAGACTCGCTGATGATCCACCCGTCGATACCACTGCCATAGATTACCGTCTGCTTGCCTTCATTGTATGGCTTCATGGCCGTCACGTCAGATAGGCTGATCACCACATCATGAAGGGTATCGTCGTCCCACACTACTGTGGTGGACAGGATGGTTTTTGCGATGATGGTCATAACTTCGTCCTTTGAATTAGCCAAACACCTATCCTTACTCTCCAATCGTTCCAGTGTTTATACATTCTTGACATAGCAAACAATTGCCCTACTTGCAGCCCTGTTTGCCCTTTTATTCCAATTCGCAGCTCTGCATCGAAATAATCTGAGTTGTGATTAATTGTTTCAAGCAATTCAAACATCCTATCCTTATTGGCTATCATAACATCGGTTTTTTAAATTCTACCCGCCATTCGACTGATCTGAAATCATCATAAAACATCTTTGCCGGTTTCCATCCGGTGCCTCCACGGGATGCATCCAGCCATTCGATCAGCAGGGTATTCATGTCAAAGCGGTACAGGTATCCTCCCCGTGTTACGATTGATCCGCGCTTCATGTTGCGCATGGCCCAGTTCCAAGAGTGGCGCAGGCCGAAGATGCGACGCAGCGACGGGGATAGCGTGATCATGTGTAATTCGTCATGGTGACCACGCCATCACTTCTCAATTCACCCGTGACCTGCATCCTGGCATCCTGCAGCTTCCCGCACAGGTTTTCCACTTCCTGTGCATGCGGATGCACCTTTGGCACCCTGTAGGTCATTGACTTCTCTTTATCGTACACTTCGACGGTATAGTGATCAGATATGTACGGACGTTCCTGGTTGTGCCACAGCAGCGCATCATTTTCATCCATCGGCATGGGCAAGTTGACTTTATTCAGGAAAGTCAGCCATACCAGTCCGGACAGTGAGATGATGGCAAGTATGACAAGCAGCCAGATCATTCCCCATCCTTTATGTATCCTTCGATGCGCTTAGCCCGGGCGAGCAATTCTTTCAGTCGCATCCAACGGCCCCATCCGCGTAGAGCGATCTCCATGGATGACATGCGGATGTTGCGCTGATTGTTCATTTCGGTTTCCTGGGCTTTCTTCCCGGCGAGTTGCATATTAGCCTGCAGTTCGTTGTTCTTCTGCTCATTCTGCAGTCGCTGCATCTCCTGTTGGTGCTGAGCCTGGATCTCCATCTGTTTAGTCTGCTCCTGCGCCATTTGGCGCTGTGTTGACGATTGGGTTTTTAATGCCATAGCTTCACTTTATTTTGGTTTCTTCAAGTCTTTTGGCGGGGCCCCTAGTACGACCGGCTGCATGGATTTTATGGCTTCACCGGCAGACGTCAGATCAATCTGATCCGTCCATCCCATGTTCTTAAGGATGAAAATATTCCCAGTGCATTTGTCTCCATAGGCCGCTCTCATCTCATGCCACTGCTCGATTAAGGCCAATGCTCTTTTTGTAGGTTGGGAAAACACTTTTTTCTTGGCGTAGTCGTAAAGTGTTGATTTGTTGCAGAATCCGAGGAAAAGCGTCAATCCATTCACTGTTGGCGGTTCAGCTTCACGGATAGTGACTTCGACCTTTTGCATCACCTTCCTGCGTCCTTTCTTCACTTCAATTTCTTGTTCCTCTTTCTCTCCCTGGATCCATTCAAAATACTCGGTGATCCGCTTCTCGTATTCTTTCAGCTTATTATCCGGATAGATGGCCTCGCGACCTCCACCCGGGTTGCCCAATGCATATTTGTTTCCCTTCGGAGCTCCCATGAGTTACAGCTTTCCATTTTTGAAGTCCTGATAGGTAGACCATAACCACCATGCCCCAACAACTAAAATCAGTACCGCTGCTACGACTACATATTTCATGGTTTCGCGATTTCTTTGATCATAGCAACTTTCGCGCTGTCAGGCACTCTGGGGTCTTTCAGCTTATCGATGTTCTTCAGCAGCTTTTCCTTGACACCTTCCACATAGGCGTCCTGTTCATCGATACGGTGAAAGACCAACTGGCCTCCTTCGGCACGCATCATCTCAATGTATTTGTTGTGGCGACGGTAGTACGATTGCTGCAGGCTTCCCATAGGTGCGTCATCTTCGCCAAGGCCAAAATAGTCGCAGAAATTACGGATAGCATCGATGGGGTTCATATTTGGGTTGACGTGGCGCTGGATGGCTACCATGGCCCATAGGACAGTACCAAACCACTCATTTCTGTAAATCGCCGGTACACCACCTTTGGCCTGAGCGATTGGACTTTTTCTATCTTGCATACGCAAATGTTCACCTTGATATAGCAAATATAGTGTAATTTTGTAATGCAATGGGCGTTTCACTTACAGATTACGTGCAATCATTACGCAATTTACGTCAAGACCTGATAGAGTCAAGGCCACAGGAAGCGTTGCGCATGGCTAATGACACCTATGCATTGGCTAAGCGCCGGATCATCAATGGTGGCGAGAAAGCAGATGGTTCAAGGTTCGGAAGATACTCAGAAGCAGTAGTACCCTATTGGTATTATCGAGGCAAAGAAACCAACCGGGATAATGCTGCTGCAGTACGTGATTTGCTGGATCGCTTTGGTTACTTCGCATCGTACAAAGACTGGAGGCAAGTCAACAACTTACCTACGGATAAGATCAATCTATCTTTCACTAACTCCATGTGGAAGAACACCCGTGGTTTTGTCGTAGAGACCGGTGAGGACTATGTGATCATTTCCATCCACGCCAGCAATCGTAAAGACCAGGATAAATTGAACTACTTGTCTGAGCGGTTCGGCAACTTGCTTGCACTTAATGAGGAAGAACAGGAATACCTGCGCAAAGCCAATGAAGCCCGATTTCGTAAAAAAATTGAAAAACACCTCGGAGGATTCCTATGATCAATCTACTCGTAAAGCCGAT